CTTTCGGTACCTGTGCGTATGGGTTGTTCGCCTGTGCACCGGCGTAATGACGGTTAAGTGCCGCGTTAAACTGGGATTCGTCTCGGCCGTTAGCCCTCGCCCAAGAGGCAAGTTGCTCATCCATCGGACCGGAGGAATAACCCATTCTTCGCTTGATTGCGTCATTCAAAAATGCCGTGTTCATCTGGTCTGGGGTCATGGCCGCGTAACGCTGTGCTACGTAGTCGGGGAGTTTCGAGTTAGACACGACGTCTTTTGGTCCGACAACAGGCTTTTTCGTAGCAACGTCAGCCCTAGGAGCAGAACCAGCATCAATTCCTCGAATCCCCTGAGGCATCACCTTTCCTCTGTTTTTGAAAAAGGAATCAATAATCTGCCTTTTTTCCTGCTCATCGTAGCCTTGGTATTCCGGATTGTTCATCACGTGCTCGGTGATGTCCGCTAGGTATCTGTCAGGGCCATAGGCATCAAACGCCTCCGGGACTTGCCAACGTTCATCCGGAGAAAGCATGTCCATCTCATCCCTAGCGTTAAGGATAGACTTCCTAAGGGGCGTCACCCTGCTAGGAGGAGGGCCTCCGGCAATCTTTAACGTCGGAAGTGGGTCGCCTCCAGATGGACCCTGCTGATAGCCTGTGCCTGAAAGGAAAAATTCTTGCATGATAATGCTTAAGGATTGCTACGATAGGGATTAGGCCTGCGAAGTTTTTCGGAAAGGGTGCTGTTGTACTGGTCAAATCTCTCAGCAAGCCTCAGTTCTGGGAACATCGCGGCCATTTGTTCCGGGGTTGCTCCCCTGTAATAGTCTGAATCAGGGTCGTTTACATCCATTACAGGCTTTTCGGTGTATGTGGTTCCGCGTGCTTCTCCGGGGATTATTCCAAGTCCAGCAAACTTTTGCTTAGCGGCCTCTTTGCCGTAGGTTTCTTCGGCCGTTTTGGCCACGTCTTTGGTCGTAAATCTTGCGTTGTAAATGTCTGCCAACATTTCGTCGTTGGCGTCATAACCAACGTCCAAAATCCTGTTTGCGGCGGCCCTGTAACCAAGTCCTGCCGCAGTGCCCAATGGGCTGAATGACATGGCACCTTGAATCATGTCGATGTCGGAACCGATGTTACCCTCGTTGGCATAAAGGTCTGGTGCCATGAATTCCTCGCGTCCGCCAAGAGTTTCTGCGACGCCCCTAGGAAGCACTTGGCTTGGACCAACGCCAATCAACGCACCTCCAGCCTGCGGATTTGCGTAAATGTCTCCGCCAAGCGTGAGCAATTCAAGTGCTTCTTCCTGAGTCATTTTTCTGCCGTATTTCTTTTTAGCATAATCAATCACTCTGGCGGCTCTTTCTTCCATCGACTTTTTGGTCAAGCCATCTACCACCGGAGTAGCGAGAGAGCCAACGACGGCACTACCGACGTTAACGCCAATCTTCCCACCAAGCGTAGTGGCACTTGGCTTCATCCAATTTGTCGCACCTTTTACCGCATTGTTCGCGGTCGCCATGCCGGACGCCGCTTTAGCACCAAGCATCCCCTTCTCTGCGGCCTTGGCACCTGCGGCGACTACGGTTGCACCGCCAGCAATTGCTGAAGGCGTCACTGCGGACATAGTTGTCTTTCCGGGGTTAAGATTGCCGTATTCACCCCTTTGTCTGGCGGTAGACGGATTCTGAATTTGGTCGTAAGGAATTTGCTGGCCCGGAGAGTTAAAGTTCCTTGGTGAGTACAAAACCCGCATTTCCTCCGGGTTTTGAAGGTACGGCTCGTCGCCGGTTGGTCTGCTGGTTGCCATGTTCGTAATTAGGAGTTAAGGTCTGCGTCGTCCTCATAGCCAGATGGTGCTGGCTTCGGGAGGGCTTTTTGTTGGGCGGCGGGCTTGGGTTTCGTGGCCTGCTGGAAGCCTGCGGCTCCGGCGGCACCTTGGCTCATCATGTCTCCGATGTTTCGGTCGCCGATGAAGTTCATGTAGCCCTTGTTGTAGGCCGTGGAGCCACGCTTGCGGGACTTAATCATCTCAAGCGTCTTGACCGCTTGCTTGTACTCAGGGCTGTCAGGCTCGTAGAGACCAATAACGTTGGTCGCCCAGTCGGTCATGGCGGCTTCCTGACCAGCCATAGCCTCGTCCTCCATCATCAACATCTGAGCCTGTTTCTCGGCCGCGGCCTGACGCTGGAACTCGTAGTTGTTCCGGGCGATGCCCATCTGGTCGGACAGGGACTGCCTGCCCATAATCATCTTGTTACGCAGGTCTAGGTCGTACTTCTGCTGTACGGCATGCTTGCCAATCATGCCCTGAAGCCCAAGCGAGCCGAACGTAAGTGCGGCCTGATTGATGTTCTTGAGTTGGGGAATCTCGGCACCCATCAGGTTCGTGATGCTCTCACGACCCCCGCGGTAGTCCCCTAGTTGCATTGTGTTCATTTGGTAATAGCGGCGGCTCCGGTGGAATTGACGGAAGCGAAGGCGAGAACCTCCTCGTAAGGCGTCGGGTTATTGCCTTGGTTAGGTGCGGCGTTGGAAAGAATAGTACCGGCCGCAACCGATTGACGGATTTGCTGGGACCTGATTTGGCCCATGGCATGTGCCTCAACCGCAGATGCGGCGGAGTCCGCAACCAACTGGGACTCAAGCGGCACGATGAGAGGCATGGCGGAGGTCGACTGATACGTGAGGGAATTGAGCGTCTGGAGGTTCTTGGTAGCCGCGTCGATGATGGCCAGTTTGCGTTCCTCACTGCTGACCTTCTGGAAGATTGCGGTGTTCGTATGACCCCCGCCGAAGGCCGCACTCATGCCAGAAAGGTACTGACCATAGGCAAACTCTGCCTGATTGCCTAGAACCTCACTGCTGATAGACGACAGTTTGGTCGCCCATCTGGAGTTGATGTTAGAATACAGAGTATTCTCGACTGAATTGAACCTAGCCTTGAGGACGTCACCAGCGGCGGTTTCTGCCGTTGCCCAAGTCCCGCCGACCTGAAGCAGTTGCCCAAGCGTCTGGACCGTGTATTCCATTTCCGCGGCCGGGTCGCGGGTGATGAACTTAAAGTTCTCCTCACCCGCTCCGGTGCGGTCGTAGTCAGGATAAAGTTTAGTTGGAAGGGGCATCAGAATACTCCGAAGATAGAGCGGCCAGCAACGGTTGCATCAACAGATACAGAGTAGAAATGAGGTCGACCAGCAGAAACAACCACCTCGACCTTGCCTCCGACGGACTTTTTCCCAGCCAAAGCACGTCGAACCGTCGTGCCAAGGTTGCCGTCCACCCTGTCGATAGCCGTGGACGAGTCCGGGTTTACGGTCAGAAACCGCATCTCGAACGTGGTCGAGCCCTTCGTATCCACTTTCATGGTCACGGCGTCGTACCGCTTGTCCAAGTCGGTTCGGAAGTTGTAGTCTCTGGTCCTGAACGAGGCTTGGATGGCCGTACCGTCGTCCGTATCGCCCTCGTCAAGGAGGTAGACCGTGCCGTTCGGCGTGACGGCATAGACCCTGAGGATGCCAAGCGAGTTTCTGGCCTTCACCAGATGCTTGATGGAAAACGGATAGGTGTCGATGCTCTCAAAAGTTCCGGGAATAGCCGTGTTTACGACCAAAACGCGGTTGTTTGGGCCAGAGCCGACTGACGGGTAAGCGATGTAATAGCGTCCTTGGCAGGCCACGGCCGTGCAGTTGGCCAATTCCGAACTAGTCCTGCCTCCGAAGATGTCATTGATTGGCATCGAAACCGGCAGTTCGCCCTCAATCATGCCCTTTCCTAGGTCTATCTTGTTCAGGCCACCGTTGTCCAACCACATGATAGAGCCGTTTGTCTCGCCAACCGTGTCTGGGGCCGCGATTCCCTCCTGAGCGGAAAGCAGTCGAATCTTGGCGAAGAAGGATTCGTTGGGTTTGCCCTCGGCAAGGGCCGCGGCAGTCATGGCTGGCTCGACCTCGTAGACGCTGGAAGCACCGAAAGCGTACAATTTACGCGTGGTGTTCGAGTAGTGCAGTTTCAGGATGTCGTCGTAAGTGCCAAGAGTCAGGGAAAGCGTGTCTGGGTCGAAAGGCTGAACGCCGCCGAACAGGGAAAACCAGATTTGGTCGCCCTTGGCGTAGGCCATGCGTCCTACCACATTGCAACAGGTGGCAAAGTCGTAGGCCCCGTTCCAGTATTGGGTGTTGGCGGCTTCGATGGCCCCAAGGGTGGCGTAACCCTGACCGGAGCACTTGATGTAAGGCCTAGGAGGGGTAGGCTGGGTGGTCGGCGTGACGTATTGGTTGCTGGTGCAGAGGCTTTTTACCTGACCGGCGACGGAGAATACGTGGATGTAGTCCTCTACCCCATGAGACGAGGCCGCGTAGGCACAGTCCCCTAGGAGCGGGTCGGACACCTTGACGCACCCGTTGCGAGGACGCATCACACCGGCGTCGATACGCATGTTGACCGACGATTCAAGGATGCCCTTGTTTGGGTCAAACGATGAACTGTTGGGGAAACTATTGAAGCCCCCGAAGGAGACCTCGCCGTCCTGTTGGAATTCGCGTGGCATTAGGTCAGCATTGGAAGGGGTTGATTCTGCAACGACAAGTAAGAATACCAGTTGCCCGTTATGGCCGTAGGAGATGTCATCACATACCCCTGACTGCCTTCGTCGTACACCCAGACGGACGGCGACCAAGTGCCACCAAATTCTATGCGTAGAAGGTCTTGGTCCTGTTGCTTGACGTAAGTCTGCATGACGACATTGGCTACCCCGTTGGCAATCTCCACGTACCCAAGAGGATACCTGTAAAGTACGT